AGGAGTCAATGGCGCAACTACACTTGCAAGCACATTAAGTGTTGCTGGTGCAGCTAATGCTTTAAGCACATTTGGTGTTAGGGGTGTTGCTACTTTTGCAAATACAACTGCTTATATTGGTGCAGCAACATTCAGTAATACTTTAGCAGTTACTGGAACAACTACATTAACTGGTAATGCCACATTAAGCGGCGCTTTACAGACTATTTCCGGTAACGCTGCATTCAATTCAAGCACTCTTTTTGTTGATGCGACAAATAATAGAGTAGGTATAGGAACTACTACTCCAGATGCGACGCTTAGAATACAAGGTTCATTTGCTGCTAATGGTAACGCTTCTACATTTGGTAATTCTGTTGCAGTTACTGGTAGTACAACATTAGCTAATACATTAACGGTTACTGGTAATGCAACTTTTAATAACGTTGCTACTTTTACTGGAAATGCTACATTTAATAATGTAGCTACATTTAGCAGTGATGTAACGATTGCTGGCAATCTAACAGTTACTGGCACAAGAACCTACGTCAATACTCAGACATTAGATATTGGCGATAATATCATTACACTAAATGCCGATTTACCTGCGATAACTGCTCCTACAGAAAATGCCGGCATTGAAATTAATCGTGGTAGTTCAGCTAATTCACGATTACAATGGAATGAAACTACTGATACTTGGCAAGCCTCATTCGGAAGCGTTTCTACTTTCTATAATATTCTCACTGAAGGTACTACTAATACTAACTTTGACTCAGGTACACTATTTGTTGATGCGTTAAATAATCGTGTAGGTGTCAATACAGCAACACCCGCATATACATTTGATGCGGTTGTAGGGTCTACTGGTATTGCTAATTTTTCAGACGCAGCGGCTGCAAAAAGATTATGGTTAGCTGGGAATAGTAGTGGTTCATATGTTTTTAATGCAGACAACGGTCCTTTAAGATTTGGACCAGCAAATACATCTCGCGTTCTCATTGATGCGGGCGGTAACGTTGCGATTGCTTGTACATCGACAGGAACATCTACACTTACATTGGGTGGCACTAATGGTTTGTTAGTAACCGGTGCTGGTAACGTTCAAACTACCTTAGGTGTGGGTGGATTATTGACGGGTTCTGCTGGTTTAGCTGTAACTGGCACTACAAATACTTCAGCTCAGTTTAATGTCGGCGGTGGTGTTGCAACTACAAATGGTGCAACCATAACTAATACTCAGATTATGGTAGGTAATAGTTTTGTAAACGCTATTATATTTCCTTCGCAAATATTAATACGAACGAATGCTACTGGTAATGCATATAGTTTATTGTCATTAGGTTCAACCGATCAAATTGGTGGTTATATATCATTACAACATGGAAATACTACATCAAATTCCGTTATTGTTATAGGATCACAAGTAGGCAATAATGCATCAATTGAACTTGGTGGATCAACTGCTGCTTTTATAGATTTTAAAGCTCCATATGAAGATGATTTTGATACAAGATTACTATCAAACGCATCTGGTTTTCATATTATTGCAGGGAGTTCTACAAGCGCAAACGTTTTAAATATAACAAGTGCTAATGTCAATATCGACGCTGGTGCAATATTCGTCGATGCTGTCAATAATCGTGTAGGTATCAACAATACTGCTCCAGGTGTTGCTCTAAGAGTTACTGGTGCGGTTGATATTAGTAGTACAGCAAATATCCAAGGTAACGCTAACGTTGGTGGTACTTTAGGTGTTACTGGTGCTGCTACACTCGCTAACACGATTGCAGTTACTGGTGCTGCTACACTTGCTAATACTTTAGGCGTTACAGGCGCGACTACATTATCTAATACAATGTCTGTTACGGGTGCTGCTAATGCTTTAAGCACATTTGGTGTTAATGGCCTATTAACTGCATGTTCAGGATTAATAGTAACAGGCACAGCTAACGTATCGACTAACTTGAATGTTAGTGGTACAGCTAACGTATCAAATAATTTAAACGTAATCGGGCAAATCCAGTTAGGTACGTATGGTACAACCAACGGTGTACTTATTAGTAATACAAATATTACTGTGGGCAACCTGACTCATTTGACTACTCAGACGCGTTCACAATTTGTAATAACAGCTGGCAACGTTCGTGCAAACTTGACATCTACAGCATTATTCGTTGGTAATACTACTTCAAACGCTATAGTTTCTGGTAACTTAATATCTGTATCAAATACGGCTAACCTAACATCTACAACATTAACGATTGGTACTACGACTGTTACTGGTTCTCAAGTTAATGCCGCATTACGCACATCTGGTTTATTTGGTGTTACAAATGGATCCACTATCAATGCCACATTTATGGTTATTGGTAATACTACATCAAATGCGATTGTTTCTGGTAATCTAGTATCAGTAAGCAACACAGCTAACTTAACATCTACTACTTTGACAATTGGTACTACGACTGTTACTACAGCTTTGATTAATACTGCTGCGCTAAACGTTGTCAATCAAACTAATACAGCGACACTTTTTGTAACTACAAGCGCTAACGTTGGTACAGCATTAACGATTAATACCATAGCATTTACTATAGCTCCTAACGCAAATTTTGATTCAGGTGTACTATTTGTAGATGCTGTCAATAACCGCGTAGGTATAAATAACACTGCTCCAGGTGTTGCATTAAGAGTTACTGGTGCGGTTGATATTTCATCTACAGCTAATATCCAGAGTAATGCTAACGTTGGTGGTACTCTAGGTGTTACTGGCGTAGTTACTTTATCTTCCAATCTTGCAGTAGATACGACCACACTATTTGTTAATACTGTCGATAATCGCGTAGGAATAAGAGATAGTGCTCCAGTAAATGCATTAACGGTTAATGGTATCGTTGATACAACTGGATCAGTCTTCATCGCTAAAACCGCGTCGGACTCTGGCGTGACCGCTGGCATTGAATTACTATCTTTGGGCACTGGATATTTTACTCGTTCAGCTGGAACAACAGCGTTTTTTAATCGATTAGTGGATGATGGCACCATAGTTGCTTTTCAACAAGCAGGTACTACAGAAGGAACTATTTCAATTGCGGGTACTACTACGACTTATGGTACATTTTGCGGCGCTCACTGGTCTCAATTAAGCGATAATTCTAGACCAAACATACTAAGGGGCACTGTAGTAGAAACTATTGATGAAATGTGTGAATGGGAAAATGAAGCAAATGATCAATTGCCTAAATTTAAAATTTCCGATACAGTTGCAAGTAAATCGGTATATGGCGTTTTTCAAACTTGGGATAACACTGACGATGTAAATAATGATGCTAATATCGCTTCTCTTGGTGCATATATTATTCGTGTTGCAGCTGGTGTCACTGTTTCAAAAGGCGATTTGCTTGAATCAGCAGGCAATGGTTGTGCTAAAGTTCAATCAGATGACATTATTAGATCAAGTACGATTGGTAAGGTAACAAATGGAACACACATAATTGAAACATATGAAGATGGAAGTTATTTAGTTCCATGTGTTCTATATTGCGGTTAATAAAGAGCAAAATATATGGCATCGACAAAAGCAAACCTAGTCATAGATCAAGGCGCTACATTTTCATCTACAATTACCGTAGCAGACGCTAATGGTGATGTTATGAATTTGACCAATTATACTGGTGCTGCTCAGATGCGTAGACACTACTCATCTACAAACTCTACATCATTTGTGGTCACAGTCGCCAATTCTGGTACTGTGACGCTTTCTCTTTCTGCTAATGCTACTGCGAATATTCCTTATGGCAGATATGTGTATGATTGTGAAATCACGAGTAATGCTGCGATTGTAACAAGAGTCCAAGAAGGAATAGTCACGGTTACTCCAGAAGTAACTCGATAACGCTACATAAATATTCTATAAATCTCGGAGAAATGTATGGCTGTTCCAACTACTCGTGCTGCATTTAAAGAATATTGTCTAAGACGACTAGGCAAACCTGTCATCGAAATCAACGTCGATGAAGATCAGGTAGAAGATCGTGTTGATGATGCTCTCCGTTATTATTGGGACTATCATTTTGATGGCACAGAGAAGATCTATTATAAGCATTTAGTCACAGATACTGATAAGACTAATAAGTATATTACAGTTCCAGACAATGTAATCGGAGCAGTGAATCTTTTCAATATTGCCGATCCATCTATTCGTTCCGATGACCTCTTTAATATTCGTTATCAGATTGCATTAAACGATCTATATACGCTTACATCTGTATCGATGGTTCCTTATTACATGGTCATGGAGCATCTTTCGCTGATTTCTGAAATGTTAGTCGGTAAACAACTTCTACGGTTTAATCGCCATATGAATCGTCTGTATATCGACATGGATTGGAACTCACTCTCAAATGAATATCTACTTGTTGAAGCTTATCAGATCATAGATCCAAATGAATATGTTGATGTGTGGAAAGATCAATGGTTGTTGAGATACGCAACCGCTCTGATTAAACGTCAATGGGGTTCTAATCTAACTAAGTTTACTGGTATGCAGCTTCCCGGTGGATTAACGTTTAATGGTGAAAAGATTTATAATGATGCTGTTGCTGAAATTACAGACTTAGAAGATAAGATGATTAGCAGTTACTCACTTCCTGTTATGGATATGGTAGGTTGAAATATATCTAATGGCAACCTCAGTCTTCTTCAATAACTTCACAAGTTCTATGGAACAGAACTTGATCGAGAATCTTATCATTGAATCCATAAAAATATATGGACATGACGTGTATTATATTCCAAGGCAGTTGAAAAATAAAGACGAGATTGATGGTGAAGACAGCGTATCAGAATATAATCAATCGTTTTTTATTGATATGTACATCAAAGATGTGTCTGGATTTCAAGGAGAAGGCGATTTCTTATCTAAGTTTAATCTTCAAATCAGAGATCAGATAACGTTTACAATAGCTCGTAGAACTTTCTTTGATGAGATTGGTAATGTAGATGAATTAGCCAGACCTCGAGAAGGTGATATTATCTATTTGCCATTAAATAAAAAAATCTTTATAATTAAATTCGTTGAACATGAAGCTATATTCTATCAACTAGGTTCTCTACAAACGTTTGATTTGGTATGTGAGCTTTGGGAGTACTCAAACGAAAGACTTAATACTGGTATTCCAGAAATTGATTCTAAAGAAGAGCAATATTCGTTTGACTTCTCTAATTATCGTATGCTTACAGAAGATTCATATGTTCTTCAGGATGAAGATGGATATGATCTTGTTCAAGAACAATTTAACTTCGTTACTCAGGTCGGAGATTCTTTTGAAGATAATACTGAGGTTGAAGTAGAAGCAGATAATATAGTAGATTTCTCTGAGGCAAATCCATTCTCAGAAGGAAATTATTAAGATGTTTAATACATTCTATCATGGCACTATAAGAAAGTACATAGTTGCTTTTGGCACGCTTTTTAATGATATTCACATTAATCGTGTAAATTCAAGTAATGAAACTATTCAAACGATGAAAGTACCATTATCATATGGTCCAAAAGAAAAGTTTTTAGCAAGATCAGAAGGCGATCCAGATTTAACGCGTCCATTTGCTATGGTGCTTCCTCGCATGGCTTTTGAACTCGTCGACATTTCATATGATCCAGAACGCAAGCTTAATACGTTAAATAGAAATGTAAAACAAAATTCTTCGAACACTTCACAATTATTGTATCAATATCAACCCGTGCCATATAATTTAGGCATAACTCTTGATATTATGACGAAGACTACTGATGATGCTACGCGAATCGTAGAACAGATATTGCCATATTTTACACCCAATTGGACCATGACTTTAAATTTAATTCCAGACTTAGGTCTTAACGTAGATGTTCCGGTTATATTAAACACTACGAGTTTACAAGATACTTATGAAGGTGATTTTATAAATCGTCGTGCTATAGTATATTCATTGGGATTTACGATGAAAGCTCAGTTATTTGGACCAATCAGAAAGAGCGGAGTTATCAAAAGAACCTACACTAACCTATATGTTCCACCTGGAAATACTTCAGTAGATGCTGCAGTAGGAACTCCTATCTCTGAAAGAATAACCATAACTCCCGGTCTACTAGCAAATGGCTCTCCTACTGCAAATGCATCGGCAAGTGTAAATATTTCTTTGATAGATGCCGATGATAACTATGGATACATAATAGATTTTGATGGGATATCGGATACAATAACATGAACGCATCAGATAAAATTATATCAGACGCATTAGACATCGCAGAATTTGAAGAAATCACTATAGAACATTTTCAAGAAGAAGATGACGACTATACGTTTGCCCGAAAGAACCTAAGAAGTATCCTTGAAAAAGGAAGTCTGGCATTAGATAAGATGATAGAAGTGGCAGATTTATCTCAGCATCCAAGAAGTTATGAAGTAGTTTCTACGTTGATTAATTCTTTATCGGCCTCAAATAAAGATTTGCTTGAACTTTCTGAAAAGAAAAAGCGAATAGAAAAAGCTGAAAATAAGATTGATAACAATAACGTCACTAACAACCTATTCATAGGATCTACTGCGGAGCTTCAGAAACTTTTGAAGGGCGAATAATATGGCTTCTGATAGTTATCTTGGTAATCCACTTATCAAGAAATCCAATGTAGCGATCAACTTTACAGCTGAACAGATTCAGGAATATGTAAAGTGCGCTAAAGATCCAGTCTATTTTATTCAGAACTATGTAAAGATCGTCAATATCGATCTTGGTCTGGTTACGTTTAAACTATATCCATATCAACAGAGTATAGTTGAATCTGCTTGCGACAATCGATTTGTTATATGTAAGATGCCTCGTCAGTGCGGTAAAACGACTACGATCGTCGGCGTAATATTATGGCATACTCTTTTCAACGAAAATTATAATGTAGCCATTCTTGCTCATAAAGCCGCACAGTCTCGCGAAATTCTGTCTCGTATTCAGTTTGCCTATGAACATCTTCCTAAATGGCTACAGCAAGGCGTAGTTGAATGGAACAAAGGTAACATTGAACTTGAAAATGGATCTAAGATTTTAGCGTCTGCAACATCATCTTCAGCTATCCGTGGTGGATCTTTTAATATGATCTATCTCGATGAGTTTGCATTCGTTCCAAATAACTTACAAGAACAATTCTTCGCATC